AAAGAAGTGTGGCCCCGAATTTTTCGTGGGCAAATATCGTGATTACGGAGCCAAGAGGTTCTCTATTGATTTCGATCCTGTTCAAGCTGAGTGGTTTCTCGGTCGTCTTGATACGATCTACGAGGATCCCGAGTTGGAATACCAAGGATCTATTGATGTTCGCTCCTATCTTCCGTCTTTTACGGATTGGAGTTGGTTACCGGATGTCTCTAAACTCCACTTGAATGTTGTGGAGAGGGATGTTTTCGACCAAATGACGTCTATTTCAGCCACGAGTATGTTAAAGAGTTGCATACTTATGTGGAAAACATTACGAAACTCTCCTTTTGCGATGATCTTATCTAAGAGCGTCGCTATCTACTTGTACTTGGGTTTTCACCCTAGTGGCACCACCAGGGAAATTGAGGGGTTTGCCGGAAATATTCCCAAAATCACCGGAACTCTGACTTTTCTGGATCACATGGCAACCGTGATCGATTATGTCATCGATATCGTTCCTTTGTACATAGCCACTGGAAACATTCAAGTTCTCAAGTGTTGGAATGGAAAAGCCGTTTTCTTCCAAGATCTCTACTCCCAAATTGAGCAATTGCACACAAATTTGACTGTAAACGCTCACGAGATGGAAGATCAAGGTCATGAGCATGCCAATTTCCAAATGTTGCTTAAGAAGGCCACTATGATCTATAGGTCCAACCTCATGGATATAGATGACCCCACAACTCAGCGTTTGGCTAGGGCGCAATATGCTCAGATGATGGCTTGGAACATGGAATTGACGCACAAGATTCGTCAAAGTGAAGTTGTTCGCCAAGGCTTTCACGTCGTACTTGCTGGGAAACCAGGGTGCGGAAAAACGGTGATCACCACTTTGATATACAATATCATGTGCGCTGCAGAAGGTATTTCTTTTGACAATGTGCTCGTCGCGACTCTATCGGAGTTGCGCAAATATGACGATGTTGTTGAGGCTGGGACAGCTTTTCTCACTCTCGAGGAGATGGGTCAATCTCTTAAACCAGATACCCAATCTCATGTGGAGACTATAGTTTTCGCTTACAACAACAGAGCATGGATGCCTAAGAAGGCGGAACTTGAGCAGAAAGGCGTTTCTGTGGCTCTGAGAGGCGGTGTGACAACTACCAATCAAGAATCTTACGAACATGCGGCGAATAAGGTAAAGTCGCTAGCTGCAGTGAGGAGACGTACTCAAGCTTGGGTCGAGATGTCCTCTAGGGACGAGTTCTCCGATAAGAATGGGGTTCTTGACATATCACGAGCAGCCTATGCTCCTACTAAACTCACAGTAGGTGGGCAAGAGTTCTTGGACGTTCAAAGATTCACCATCAAGAAGGATGATACTTGTGACAGAGGTATGGAAGTACTTGACCCTAGGAACGGGCAACGCAGACGTTTGGAGAACTTGGACATAGTCGAGTTTGCATTCTTCATTGAAAGAATGTACAGGCAACACTCTGAAGAGCAGAAGAAATTTGTACGCTCTCAAAATCAGAATGCACGTGTTCAAGCTTGTCCAAAGTGCAGCAGAGTTATCTGCTGCTGCGAAGCGGAGCCTAAGTATGAGTTGGTGGTCTTGGAAGGACTTCCTGATACGCGAGTGAAAGAACTCGTTGAAAATCCTCCAAAGGTCGATCTTCGTGACGCTCAAATGAACCCGGAAACCCAAGAAAAACAGGGCGTTGGTGACATTGTACTCCACGCCGCCCAATCTCAAGCGGAACGTTTCGGGCTCGCCTGGCTCAAAAGTCAATTCGGAATCTGGTGGCTTCCTGACTGGATAATCAAAACCGGCTGGTTTCGCAATCGGCTAACCGATCAGGTCGGAGAGTATCTCACGGGATGCTTACCACTTCAAGAATATAAGTGGATGCCGGATGGTCAATGGAAGTTTCGCTTCATGTACATGCACTACGGTGACAAACTCACTGCAGCAGCAACATCGCCTCCCATGAGGTGGTTTCTGAAAGCGTGCACGGCTGCCATATACTACTCGTATGGGAAAGTGGTGTATAAATTCCTCAACAAGAAGGGCCTAGATAGGCAAGGGTTAACGAACACCCTCGCCACGCACTTAGCCATGGCTAGTTTCAAACTAGCTACTCAGATTGTGGGTTGGACCTACTTGAATAGGAAAAGAGCTGTGTACCACGCAACACTCAGAGCAGAGACGAAGAAAGCTAAGGACTTGCTGTCCTCGAAATCGCGCGTGTATGCTGCTGTGCGGAACTCGGAGGTGTGGAAATGGCTACCACTCACAGGAATGTTGGGCTGGGGGCTGCATCGCACGGGCTATGTACAGAAACTCTATAGTGGTCTCATTCCCAAGCGTAATAGATCTGCTCTTGTAGCCAAAAGTGCGCAGTGGTCTTTCGACCCATGGGAAGAAGCCTACGACCGAGAAGCTCCTAATCCCGAGCCTACCATCGAGGAGATGTTGAATGAAGAACCTCCTAGTGACGGTGAAGAGGAATATTGCTACTTTGGGGAAGAATTGGATAAAGAAGAACAAGGTTTCATGTTCAAGACAGATAAAGAGGTTCAAGAGTTAGACTCGCGACCTCAGATGTTTACACCTCTGACGCCTACTATTCGTCCGCTCAAGAACCCAGGGGCCACTGCGGAAGGTTTACGGAAGCATTTGGCTCGGCAATCTTTTCTCATGTACAGGGAAGAAGCCAATGGAGACCTCAAGTACGCTACTGGAGGGGTGATGATAGCAGATAGTACCGCCATCATACCAAAGCACATGGTTCCTGGAGTTCGGAAGACTTTCCTTTTCCAAGGTTTGGGATCGACTGAACTTAGAAGAATAGAATTGGGACCTAAAAACTTTTTCCCATGTTCGCAGGATTTGGCTCTATTTAATCCGCACTGGAAGAGTGTGAAAGATCTGCGCTCGTACCTGTATCGCGATGTTCCTGCTTCTAGTAGACTGGACCTCTTTGCTTTGAAAGGTAAAGGTGATGGTCTCGAGAATTCCTCGAAGTGGGTGCTAGCTAGAAGGGTCGACGCGGGGACTGCCTCTCTAATGGGTAGCGAAAGCTACAAAGGATTATGTGGTTCTCCATATCTCTGCAGCAATTCCGCTGGGAGGGATCCTGGTATATTAGGTTTCCACTACGCAGGGCACACACTAGATCGCACTAAGGTCTTTTACGCCCTACCTACTGAGCAAGAACTACAAGCTTATGCAGGTTGGATTGCTTCCACCCCAGGCACCCTGGTGCTATCCCATTTGCCTCCTAAATTTCGGACAATAGGAGATGTTCGCTTCATAGATCAGCAGTACACGGGAAAAGAATACTCTATCTTTGATACCATCAATTGGCTCGCTGAGAAAGACGGTGTTGTCGTTCCCGATCCGAAAGCTTTGTCTTCGGAGAGGGAGATTATGTCGATAAATGATGCCCTACACCAAGACGGAACAGATGTGGATTACTCTGTGTACGTGAACCGAGCGATATCTTTGCTACGCGTGGGTGAGGACAATCTTGAATGGCAAGGAGGAGAATACATAGGAGCCAGGAGGGTTACTGCCTACTCCAAGAGCAGATACAAAGATTCCCCACTCAAGGCAGATGTTCTAGAGGTAGCTCCGCCAGGGTTGGACTTTGGTCCACCAAAATTCCGCAGAACGATGTTCGAAGAAGGAGCTCGCAAAGCCACACGTGTGCTCGTTACTCCGTGTCAGGATGAATTATCTTGGGCTGTGCAAGACTATCTAGACCCTTTCATCAAAGCAGGATCTAGCATGCCCGGCTTCAAGGACATACGGCCTCTTACGCTAGATGAAGCGCTCAACGGAGTTATGGAGTTTCGTTTCATTCGTTCCATGAATTTCAAGACCTCGGCTGGCCCTGGACTTCCTGGTGGAAAGATGCAATACATACGAGAATTTTTGGATGAAACAGGTCGGATAAAGAGATCTCTCAAACCGGAAGTTAAGAAGATTCTCTTGGACTTTACATGTCGTCTCTTACACGGTCACAGAGGTCCCGCTTATTTCAGCACAGTCCCGAAAGATGAACTGATTCCAGTAGAGAAGGATAAAGTTCGTTTGTTTTACTTGGGCGAATTCGTGCTTTCGATTCTTGGAAGATTGCAGTTCGGGACGGTACTAAGGTTCTTGCAGTTGAACCCAGGTTGGTCTGAGATCCTTGTGGGTATCGACTGTCTATCTCCCGAATGGGATCAGTTCATGAAGCATCTGGAAACCTTCTCCAAGTTTTACGATGGAGATTTCAGTGGTTTCGACACGTCAGAGGACTGCGCTTATACCAAAAGCGCTTGGTACATTATGATTTTCTTGAACAAGATGTCGGGTAGGTTCACCCGCGACGATCTCGTGGTCCAAAACGGGATAGCATCGGAATGTGTGCATCCAGTGGTGGCATATGCTACTAGCGTTTTGTTGTTGGATAAAACCAACCCTTCAGGGCACATACTCACTGTGATTATAAACAGTCTCGTGAACAGTCTTCTTCATAGAACTTTTTACAAGCGCCAATATCCCGCGGCGCGGATCGGTTCTTTTAGAGATTGGAATTCACCCGGAACATACGGTGATGATTTCATAATGGCTACACATTGGACCTGCTGGAAGATGAACTTCTTAGCCTTCCAGAAGTACTGTGCTGCAATCGGAATGAAACTTACTCCCGCGAATAAGGAAGATCGCGGGACCGCTTACAAACCTCTGAAGGAGATCGAATTTTTGAAAAGAGTGGACTATTACAACCCCTTTCTCAAACATCGAGTCGGCTTACTTAGTGAGAAAAGTATTTTCAAGAGTTTGATAGGTCATATTCGAACTGGAGGAATCTCTGAAGAAGATCTGGTGGCTCAGACAATGGATGCTGCCCTCATTGAGTGGGCTCACTACCCGAGAGAACATTTTGTGAAGCGCCAATCTGAGATGTTGGATATCGCCACGAAGCACTTTATTGAGCATTTGGTGCCAAATCTGCATCGCAGTCGAGAAGAAATTCTCAGAAGGCGTCATAACCTGTAGAGGTAATGACTCCGCCCTTGGGCCGGGCTGGATAATAGGCATCCCTCCGAGCGCTGGTCCGCGCTCGCTACGCTAAAAAGACCATGTAAGTATTGGTTACCACGTGTATTGTACTTTAGTTTTTGCATATAGTATACGTAGGCTTGCTTGCATTAGTGTAAAATATTATGCACACTTAAGGGCATGTCGGCCCGAAGCAAAACAAACGGGTCGTCATCTGGCAAAATGACGGCACTGTACATAGTTTGCCACTTCAAACACACAAATTTTTGATATAACTCAAACGCCCACAACACAAAAAGTGGGCACTGTAACATTTAGTCATGCAGATAAGGCTATGGGCACAACTGTGCACTCGCCTCTCGAATCAACGTACTCTACTGGAGAATCTACAGATGTTCCCTTAGGGGAATTCCTCAGTCGTCCAGTCGAGATTTTCAATGTGGATTTGGTTGCATTAAACCAGTACACTGGTGAGTTTGATCCTTGGTCCCTATTTGTTAACGATCCCTTGGTCAAAAGACGAATAGAAGGTTTTAGGCACTTGAGAGGACATCTCAAAGTTCGTTTTGTGCTTAACGGTAACCCTATGATGTTCGGGCGATACATCGCCTGGTACGAACCTAGACCTTATAGGAATAGGTATGCTTTTACATCACGGTTCAACGAAGGACGCTTTTGTCAAGCTTCACAACATCCACATGTCTACCTCGATCCCGCCACAAGTGAGGGGGGAGAGATGACACTACCATTTTTCTGTCCCGAAAATTTTCTGGACTTGACTATATCCCAATCGGTTTCCGAGATGGGTGTAATGCACATTGACACTCTTTTACCACTCGATACCTTGAACGGAGCCGGTTCTGAAACGGCAATGTTGACGGTTTTCGCTTGGATGGAAGACGCTCAATTATGCACTCCCACCGGTGCCGGATATGCGGATATTATTGGTCAAGGACTCTCGGAAGTGGAAGCGACATCTTCAGTCGTGTCCGCGATTGTTGGCGTTGGTAGTTTCCTTCTTGCTAGTACTGTCTTTTTCTTTACGAAATGGAAAGATATACGGAATGCAATAACGGACCAACTTCGTCGCGAATTATCCACAAGTATGGATGGGAGTCTGGAACCTCAAGGCGAGTTCCAAGAAGATGGGGCTATCTCCAAGACAGCTACAGCTATCTCGCGCGCCGCTGGTGCGCTTGCGGTGGTGCCTGAATTGACACCATACGCTCTGGCCACTGAATTAGTCATGGCCGGTGTTGGGAAAGTTGCTTCCGCTCTTGGATATAGTAGACCAATGGTGGTGAGCGGTATAGACAGATTCATGCGGTTTTCGAACCCGGAGTTTGCTGCCGTGAACACCTCCGTCCCCGCCCGAAAGATGGCGATGGATTTGAAAAATCAGCTCACAGTCGACCCTAGGACGGTCGGCCTGGAACCTGAGGATGAGATGTTGATCAGTAACATAGTTAGGCGTGAGGCCATTTTTGGTATGCGTGATTGGACTTTTGATACAGCTAAAGATGCTGTTATCACTTCTTGCATTGTAACTCCGACGATGTTTTCTACAGATACATCAACATCACCGAATCGTTCCGTGCTCACTCCCACAGCGGCCGTGAGCCAGCTCTTTGATTATTGGAGAGGTACACTTATATATCGGTTCCAAATCGTCGCGAGTCCTTTGCACCGCGGGAGGTTGCGCGTGTCCTACGATCCGGTAGGTCAACGCTCATCGGGTATGAACGAAATTTACTCGCACATAATCGACCTAGCTACAACACGGGACTTTGAAATACCCGTGCGATGGCATGCGCGCACACCCTTCCTAAAGTGTGAAGAGGTACCCGTTGGTTCTGTCAATTTGAATCATGGGACTACACTAACCACATTACCTGATTACCACAACGGTGTCTTGACATTAACCGTGGTGAATCCCTTGAAATCACCCAACCCTGATTATCAGAAGGACGTTCAGATTATTATGTCCGTTAGGGGAGGGGACGATTTCGAATTCGCCAAACCTGGTGGTGTGGTCGGGGCGGCAAGAAGCACATTTAAATCAACAGATCCGTTGATTGAGCCCCAAGGTAACATCGATGAAACTCACTCGGAAAAAGACAATGAACCCGTTGGGGGTCTGCCTCTAGAAGACATAGGCGAAGCCCACCCAGTCGATGAGGAACAGCTAAATCTGGTCTTCTTCGGAGAAAAGATTTCAAGTCTCCGTCAGCTTGCGAAAAGGTACCAACAGAGAGAAAGTATTCCGTTGGCCAGCTTCGCAGGGACAACACCACGACGCCCAGAGATTACTACGTCACGCATTGACGTGTTGGAATACATCATGTCGATGTATGTGGGGTGGAGGGGATCCACGCGACATGTTTTCGCTAGCAATATAAACAGTGAACTCGCAATGGTCGCTCGGATCAATACACCCACCCCATGGGTGGGAGCTTCGGCGATGGAACTTGATCGAGGGAGTCTATCCCTAGATGTACCATATTATTACAACAGGCGGTTTTCCCATTGTAGAACTAATCCCGGATATACGGGTACAGTGGATACCGCAGGCGATCCAAACGAGGATGTTATTCATTTGGGAGCGTCAGAGAACACTACTATAGCTCACTACGCTGCTGCAGGAGAGGATTTCTCCTGCTTTTTCTTCGTTGGACTTCCGCCATTATACGACAACCAGTAATGGTTTTTATAGCTCGTCGCGTTGCGAGCTTGCCCCGCATAGGGGATAC